ATAGCTCCTTTGACCTGTTCAGCCTGTTCAGCTGTCAAGACTACAGAGACTTCATACTTTCCTGAAGCATAATCTCCTTGAGTGTTAGGTTCAGCTAAGTGAGCCCATTTAAGTTTAACATTTTTTACTACGATATTATCCATTTTGTGTCTCCTTTCAGACTACTATTACGTTGTACACTATCTATATAACATATTTCTCAGGATATGTCAAGTCCTGTCATTGAATTTTTTATATTTGTTTTAATGCACCTCCAACCAATCTTTTCCAATTTTGTATTCTCCATCGATTCTTATCTTGCTTTTGAATGTCTCTCCAGCTTTTCTCATGGAGTCGTTTATGATCTTACAAACCTCTTCAGCATCTTCAGGCTTGCATATACCATCTGTCTCGTCGTGAACTACAACGCCCTGTTGAAAGCTTAGGCCTCTCTTTTTAATCTCTTTAGTCCATAGGAACATAGCAAGTTTCATGATGGCCTGTTCAAAGCTTTGAAGATATAAAGCCATCCCCAGATGTGCATTTGGAAGCTTTATGCGTCTACCATCAATAGCCTTGAACCAGCCTATTTTAGCTCTTAACTCTATCTGTGCTTTAAACTTAGACCAACCACGTATACCATCAGAAAGCCTCTTCATAATATCTGCACCAAGCTTTGCGTCTCCTCCTGCAAGCTGTCCAATCTTAGTAGCTCCTGCACCCATGAGGATTGCATAGGTTATTGTCTTACCTCTTGTACGGCCTATTTTAGATTCTTCTGGTGTTGCGTTGTCTGGAATGAGACCGTAGATCTTAGCAAGGTGTGTATGAATATCTCCCTCTAGGATCTGCTTGATAAGCTCTTGATCATTACAGTAATGTGCCATAGCTCTTAGCTGAATACCTGAGAGATCACACCCAACCATAACGAATCCTTTAGGTGCTTTGAAAAGAGCTCTACACTCACTTCCATAAAGGCTCTTAGGGCTTGGTAGATTTGCACAATTTGGATCACGATGGGCCATTCTATGACTGCTCGCACCACAACTTATAACAGTTCCGTGAATCCTGCCGTCTTCCTTACAAGCATCTATAAAACTTTGTATCAGCGTGGAACGACTCTTTAGAATTTTACAACGCACAATATCTTTAATTGAGTCTGGAGCATCCTCTCCAACTGTTTCAAGGTTCTCATCACAAACCTTTGGAGTTACCTTTCCATCCTTTGTAGGCTTATTCCAGATCACTGGGTGCCAGTATGGAGCCATCCTTTCTCTAATCTCTGAAGGACTATCAATGAGGAACTCTTTATACTCATAGACATTGTATAGATCTGGAGTGTCTGTAGGCTCTACACAATCTCTCTGTATAATCTCTGCAGACTTGGCTGTTAAGTTACCATCCTGCTTTCTTCTAGCCTTGTACTGGCCTACTAAAACTTTGCGAGGTGGAAAGGCCTGCTGTAACTTCTGAATAAGTGGAAAGTATTCAGATTGTATGGTGTTCTTTAAAACTAATGCAGCAGACACATCAAAAGGAAATCCAGTCTCTTGTTGTTTTTCAAGAATCCATTGAGACCTCATCTCAAGTTCTTTTGAAAACTCTGAAAATCCTGCAAGCTCTAACTCAACAGCCTTATAGACCTCATAAGTTACAAGACAGTCGTTCTCGCAATACTCCTCCATCTCTGGAGACCACTCCTCCCACTCGTCTTGATGTCCTTTGAGGATTCCTAAATGCTCACCCCAAGCTCTTAAACTATGCCCGAAATCCCTTTTAGGATTTGCTAAACGAGACATTACAAGTGTGTCGTATACTTGAGAAACCTTTATGTTAATGCCCCACAGTCTTTTTAGAACTGGACAGTCGTAACTACAGCCATTATGCATAACAAGAAGTTCACAAGATTCAAGGAGTGCTTTACATTCCTCTTTCGTGTCTTCGTGGAAGTTATGAAACTCTTTAGTCTGAGGGTCATAACAACAGCAGCAATGGATCTTTGTGGGATTTAAACCGTTTGCTTCGATGTCAACTACAAGCATTTTAGAGCTCCTTTCACAGGTTTAGTACAAGCATCTTCAACTGACCAACCTCTCCAGATTCTGGTTGTGAATATTGAAGAACCTATTCCATTATCTCTTGCAACATCAATGGCTAGCTTATTATTGTACTTATATTTCCTTTTAATTCTTGTTATAGGATTATTCACATTATCTTTTGAGGTACACCATCTAAGGTTGCTTACAGCATTATTAGTCTTATCAGTATCTATATGATCTATTGTGTCTAAATGAAGAGGATTATCAATAAAGGCTTCTGCAACAAGCCTGTGAATAATCTTCTGATAACATTTAGAATATCTGTATAGCCCGACCTTGAGATACCCATTTGAAGATTTAATAGGCTTTAGAATCTTCTCTTCAACATATTGTACAACGAAAGAACCTTTCTTAGTCTTTCTGACTACTAGTCTAAAGACACTCTTGACTCTCCCAAGATTGCTAACTTGGTACAATCCTCCAAAGCCTTTAATATCTTTCCACTCTTCAGTCATGTTAGATCTCCTTAATAACACAATAGACTATCATAAAAGCTATTATAGCTGTTAACATTTTCTTTTACCTTTCTTAATGGCACTCTCGACAGGACTCGAACCTGTATCTGAAGATTAGAAGTCATCTGCTCTATCCCTTGAGCTACGAGAGCTATGTTCCAGTAGTCCATCAGATTTTTACAGCGTATGATTTACTCTCCTACAACTTCTGCATCTGATGTTTAGACCCTACTGGTGGCCTTAAGTGAGGTAGTTGTAGGATAACTCTTATAATCTCTATAACACAAATCAAATGGCTTGTCAAGAATTCTTTTATTGAATTTCTGTAAAAATATCTTGACAAGCATCTTGACAAGTACTATAATAAGGGTACTTTCTTTTCTTTTCTTTCGGGTTGAAGATAATATAATAGCTCTTAAGAGTCTATAAAGAGCTTAATAGTCAACATACGGTCCTTATCCCCATTGTTCAGCCATCGCCTTTGCAATACCTTCATAAGTCTTACTCCTTTCTTTCGCAGTCCTTGGATCACTCCATGAGAGAATCTTGCCATTCTCATCAGTAACATACCAGCTTTTACCACTATAACCTCCTGACTTTCCTTTTGAGTGTATCTTTTCAAACTCTACAATATCTGTAGGCTGTAGAGATGGAAGATTCTTAAGCCATAGACATGTCTTTTTACTATAAGGATGACCAAACTGATAAGGCTGTATAATGCAGTCTGGCTTCCTGTACACTCTGCTTATAATACCAACAGGATTCTCAATAGCTATCTTATCACAAGGAGCATTTACAAATTTCATAAAGAAATCAATAGCTTCCTGTCTCTTTTGTATCCTCTCTCTAGCATAGTCTCCAAACTTTTCAACATTGAACCATCTGTTTCCAGCAACTGTCAAGTATGTACAGGGCGGATGAGCTATGATGAGATCCCAGCCTTCCAAATGCTTTAATACGTCATCTTTTATATGCCACTCAGGATGACCTCCAGAGCAGTCTTGTATATCACATGAGTAGGCTTCATGCCCTTTATCTCTGAAGGCTATACAGACTCTTTGAGATTCTTCGCATGCTACTAATACTCTCATAGATCTTCTAAACTCCCTTCAGCTGCTGCTTCAAGACCTACTTCAACCAGCCTCGTAGTATCTCTTTCATAATACAGAGCAGTGCAAGGGCCCTTCTCTCCAAAGTCTCTGTTCTTTAAGACTCTCAAGACTGTCGTGTTAGCTTTATCAGCATCCTCATCCTGTGCATTTCTCTCAAGACCTATCACTACATCTGACAACTGCTTGACAGACGAGCTGTCTTTGAGATCATCCAGAGTTACCCTGCCTCCTTCTTCGTGTGTCTTGTTAGCCTGCTGAGATTTTCTAAGGTGACATGCGGCTATCACAACAATCCCTAACTCTACACAGAGATCATGAAGATTCTTTACAAGCTTATTCAATGCTCTTCTAGGATCGTCTGAGTCATCCACTACATATGTCAAGTGATCTAAGAAGATTACATGGCATCCTCTAGCTACTGCTAAGTATCTGATCTTATTACATATATAGTCTGGCTCAGTATTACTGAGAGGTTCAAAGAGTTCTATCCTTCTGTTTGCTCCACAGATCTCAAAGAATCTCTTGAGGTCTTCCTCACTACAGCTATCCCATACCTGATTCTTCTTGAGATTTGCACCAGCTGCTAAGCTCATCAAGCTTATGACTGTCTCTTCAGGATTCTCTTCTAGATACAGAGCACCCATGAGCTTATCAGTTGTCTGTACAAGGTAGTACATCCAGCTCTTAAGGAATGCTGACTTACCCATACCAGTACCTGCAGCCATTACAATAAGCTGCCCAGGTCTTGTACCCTGTATCTTATCATTAAGACCTACCCAAGGAGTTGGTGTATACTCATGAGTCTTTCTGTAGTCTGCCAATCTACCGAACATATCTCCGATATTAACAATGTCAGCAGGTCTATACTCCTCAGCTCTCCAGAATATATTGACAAGCTCTTGAGTCTTTCCAGCCATGAGCATTGCGTTAGGGTCTTTGAAGTCTTCAGAGAACTTCATAATCTTTGTCTTCTTTGGAGGTAGCATCTGAGCTATCTTCTCAGCACTTTCACGTCCTGGTCCATCTCCATCAAAGCATAGCACAATATTCTCAAATTGATTAAGATACTCGTAGTTCTCTTTGATGGCTCGTGAAGCTTTACAGCCATTGGGAATACTGACACAGGTATAGCGTCCTCCTAAGGTCTGATACATACTAAGACAATCTATCTCTCCTTCACAGACAACCACAAAGCGTCCTGTTGTGGGCTGGCACTGAGCTCCAAAGAGCTGTAGATCTCTGTTGTCTCCTGTCCAGAAGAACTGCTTTGTAGCTACCTCTCTAACCTTCTCAGCCACCTTCTCACCACTCTTTGAGTAGTATGGGTAGTAGTGCTTAGCTATCTTATGCTCCTTCACAAGACTCCTGACTCCAAACTTTCTACAGGTATCTTCAGTTAAACATCTGTCAGCTATCTCTCTAATCTTTCCAGACTCCACAATTTCTATCATTCTTTCAGGTCTCCTTTCATATGGTGTATAATCTGTCTCAACTCTTCCATCATTCCAGTGTCTCTTTGAGCAACTAAAACAGAATGTGTGGTCTGTGTAGACACTTAGAGCATCATGACTTCCACAGTCTGGACATGGCTGATGAGCCTTTACCAGTGAACTTTCGCTCATATTCTTTAATCCTTTCAATACTTTGTAATGCTTTGATAAACTCTCCATTCTTTATATAAGTCTCAATCCTTGTAAGTCTTGAGAGCCACTCAGATCTTTTAGTTCTCATTTACAACGTCTCCTAGGTCTTCAAGTTCTGCAAAGGGATACAGTATAAGAATCTTTCTAGAGTCATACACCTCTGTACAGGTGACTGGAAAGTTACTACTAGGATCTAAAGTATTGTATCCATTCCCTTCAGGATCTCTTGACATAACCACAGAGACATCTCCAAAGATATCTTGGATCTTTTGTAACTCTTTGATAAACTTAGAGATCTTTATTGTTCTACTCATTTTACCTCCTCAATGTAATATAAAGTTTCTTGACATTTTGCTTTTATAAAGTCTAATTGCTCTGTCATACTCCAGCTATCATCAAACTTGTCAGACTTTATTTCTAATTCTTTCAACGCCTTTGTGGCTATTTCAAGTTGCTTTTTAAGTTTACGGAGTTCTCTCAGATAGTAGCTCTCATCATCAACGTCTTCAATCTCTAAAGTCATTCTAACTCCTTTACAATAAAAACATACAGATATAACAAAAGCTTACGAAGTATCCTAATAGATACAAAAGTTTCTTGTACCAGTACTCAAGATTATCTTGACAAATTATAATCGTGACAATTCCAAAGATATACCAAAGAGCACTGTGAATAATAGTGTCAATCATTTCTTAACCTCCACAGTTATCTTATCAAGTATAGAGTCCTTGATCTTCTCTTCAATAATCTCTGAAGCCATCACTTCAAGGTCTATGTCACTCAAAAAGTCTCCTAGAATGTCTTGAATAATCTGTTTGATTAACCGTTCATCCTTTAGAGCCTTCTTGATAGAGCTTTCAAAGACTTCTCTTAGCTTCTCAGACCACCATTCAGGATTATCTTTTACCATATCTCCAAGCAGATCTAGAGCAGTGTCATCCACAGCCTCTTTGATAGCTTCTATGAGAGTCTTTTCAAATTCTTCACTAAACATTATAGTTATTTCCTTTCTAAATACCCTCTAGGAGGGCCGCAAAGGCACATTACAGAGGATTCTGCATATGCTCTGCTACCCTCCTACCAGGCTTGTTGATTACATGCCCAGAATCTTGACAATTTCTTGACCGATTTTGGCGTAGTTGTACACAGGTCCTTTTTTAGAGGCAGAACGGTTAGCTCTGACAATACCTGTGACAGTGAATAAGATCTGAATACGACCGATGAATCGTTTCAACAAATTACCAGTACGTTCAGCTCTTTTACGAGTTTTCTTTGTCATCTATTAACTCCTTTTTTGTTTGATCCAGTCTCTCTTTGATTATCTTCAGAGTCTCAGCTGGATCTGAGTGCTCTCTGAGTACTAATATATACCTAAGATCGAAGTAACAATCCTTATAGATATACATTCTATTCCTGTACCAATCCTCTAGCATCTCTGTCTCTCTCTCAGCATCTCTTGGTAGATCCTGTGCAGTTTGCTAGAGCCAGTGGCTTTGTAGGCTTCGTAGAATCTATTAGCATTTCTTTCAAGGAACTGTTTTTTATCTTCTTCAAATTCTTGAAAGACTCTAATATCTTCTGGTTCTGTTAGAGGTATGATAGTCAGTTCTCTCATGGCCATGTTTCAATCCTTTCAAAGTTGTATGTGTACTCTTCAACTCCTGGTATAGGAGTGTACTGATACTTATGCCTGTTAGGCAGTTCAAGAACTGAACAGAGTGGAAGAGGCTTAAGAGGATGCTCGTCTTCTCTCTTAACAAACTCTTCTATCACTAGCTGATCAGCCTTCGGAACATCTCCTTTATAGTTTATGATAGGCATTAGTCAAGTTCCTCTACAATATCTCTAGGATCTCTTGTACCTTCTCCATAGAACAGGCCATCCTCTTTCCAAGATGCTGCACGTACCTCTGAATTCTTGTCTACTATATAACCTGTGATCCATGAACCATCGTATATAGAAGTTGTTACAGCTATACGACCATCACGAGTTTTATAACGCCTACCAGGATGTAGTGCTATTTCTTCTTCAGTCTCAAAGTATGCTTCTCCAGTACTGTAGATACTCCTGTTGTATCCATCAACTTCTCCGTCCTCGTTGTATCTGATAGTCATACCTTTGTAGACTTTGTAGGAGTATTTATTTCCTCTTGAATCTTCATAATATACACGCTCACCATTGTTAAGTCTGTCGATAACCTCTTCAGGCTCCAAATCTTTTAAGTACTGTCTCATGCTTTCTCCTTTCTTTTATAGCAAGTACAATGACATATGCCAGTCTCTTTAATTTCTCTGAGACACTTGGCAGATATACACCCTCTGTCAGTATCATCAGGTGCACATGGGCAGACTGTTATATCCCTGTGCATTCTGATACGAGCTCTGGCAACCTTGGGTAGATTCTCGGTAGGCTCTACGTCAAACTCTTCAGCTCGCTTCAGCATCTCTTGTATCATTTCTTCTTCGGTCATTTTATAATCCCTCCAAATAATTTTATAACACTTTCTTGTTTCTTTGTCAAGGGTTTCTTGTGAAGAACCTTCTCAAAAGCTCTCTCAACAGGTAGCTTATAGTATCTCATAACATCTATCACAACCTGATAGGATATGTCAGCATACATACAAGCAGCTTTTAAAGAATACCCATTGATATAGTGAATGTTCTTCTGCTTTAGAGGGCCTGTAGAGATAGCTTCATCAGGACTCATACCCATCTGATCACACCTAGTGTAGATGGTTGTATAGTTTATCCCTGCTTCTTTACAGGCACTTCTTAAAGTCTGTCCACTCTTGAGTTTAAAACAAGTCATTGTTCAACCTTTACAACAAAGCCAGAGGTATCTTTCCTAGCCTTGCCCTTTGCTTTTAAGCCTATGATAGCTCCCTGAGGATCTAGGAAACGCAGGTCAGAGTCATCTCCAGAGACAACCTTCATGCCTTCCCACTTCTCAGGTACCTTATCGAAGACAACTGCTACTCCTTTACCTCCGTAGTACATATCTTCAATGTCTTCTACTGAGGTCTTTTCAGATCTGCTATAGGTCAGATGATAGTTCTTCTTTGTAGCTTCTCTGCTCCAGACCTTTGTATAGTCATAGAACTGCACATCCTCAAACATATCCAAGACATCTCCGAATACTTTCTCAATGTCAATGTCTGAGGTGCCGTTGATACGAACACAAGGAGTTAAAGACTTATGCTCAGCTCTCTTTACTAGCTCTTTGATATCCTGTATAAGTAGCTTTTTAAAGTTCTGAAAGCTGTGCAAATACATTTGTGTCTTACGAGCTCTCGCTTTGTAGACACTCTTCATCTGTCCATGACCTGCAGAGACTAGACAGACTCTGCGACAGCCAGGTGAACAGCCAGGACACAGGACATCTGAAGGGATCAGGTAGAGGATACCTGTTAAGTACCCTCTCTTGACTCCTTTGACTGTCTTTGCGTCCGCATTAACGCTCAATAGCCTCATAGATTTTCTCCAATAATTCTCTTACTGTTAAGTCTAACACAGATTTCTTAGTGGACTCTGCACATTTTTCTTCAGGTTGAGTATCTAAGATCTTCGCAACCTTCACTTCTTTTGCATCAGAGTCGTAGTTAACCCACCAACCCCTGTGATATTTCTTACAGAGTTCTTTATCTTCTCTTGTAGTATCATAATCTTCAGGATCAAAGCTCCAGCCTTCACAGGTTTTATCAGCATTGTGAATTACTAAAGGAGTTCCACTTCTAGTGCGTGCAATGTACCCTTCAGATCCATCAGCCATTATACAGAAATGACCTACACCATCTGCAATCTGTTCTTTGTTCAAGAATCCTTGAGTCTTCTTAGGTGCATACTCTTTCTTCTTTACTACCTTTTTAGATGCTTTCATACCGTTCGGCATTCTTTTGTAGACCTTTACAACTCCACTGTTATCTGCGTCATACTGATCATTGATGTTCCAAGCACGCTCAAAAGTTCTCTTTAAGCTTTCTGGAGCATTATCTTCAGTTCTCTCTCGATCTGTATAATCCCAGCTACAAGGAGCTCCAGCGTAGTTATGCAGAACTCGAGGTAGTACTGAGCCAAGATGAGCAGTCTTCTGAGCTATGTAGCCTAGACTACCATCCTTCATTTTGCAGTAGTGTCCGATTCCATCAATGAAATCTTTTCCAGTTAATTTTGACATGTCTTTTCCTTTCTTGTTATGTCTGTTCCACTTCTTAGGAGGGCAGGAACTTTCTCCCATGAGGTGCCTGTACAGTAAATGAAACGACCTTAACTGAAACCTGTACAGGCATAAGGCGGCCTCCTGAGTTAATATTACCACAATATAAGTACTCAATGAAAGATTCCTTTCAGTGCTTACGCACGGTTGCGGAGGCCATAGGTTTAATCTTCATACATATAAGAGGGCTTGTGCCATCCTGCTTCAGTGCACTGTTCACAGTAAACACCTCCGTAGTTGTCTTCTCCATACTCTGCCAAGCCTTCTTCATATGCTCTTCTGTCTAGCTCAACACCACACTGAGCACAAGTTAAAGGACCTTCTTCAGGTTCTCTGAAGCGTGACTCCGTGTAGTCTATCAATATCTTATTCATACTTATCTCCTTTCTTATAATTCTCTTAAAGCTTCAATAGCTTTTGAGGTTACTGCATGTCTGCTACTTAGCTCTTCTGTTACAAAGGTTAATGCATAAGGTTTTTGTAAGCTTTCTTTATTTACTAAGAAGTTAAATGAACCTATACCGCACTCAAAGGTGCATGAGTAGTAGGTATCTCTAGGTTCTATCTTTAAATTCTTTCCATACATCTTTAGTAGTTGTTCAGCATCTTTTTTTATTTCTTCATAAGTCATACTTATATCCTTTCTTTATATGTGTATAACATACTTGAGGAGTAATGTCAAGTATTTTTTCACTACTCCTCAAATTATTTCTTAGAGTTTCATAAACTCTTTGACTGCTTCATCAATCATAAGGTCTGACAAGACAACCTTATCCATGATATCTGTTTTAGCTTTCTGAAGTTTATCTCTATAGCTATCAAGAGTATCTTCATAGGCTTGCTTCTTATCGTGGAACTCTGTCAGATCATAGAAGTCACTCAAGTAAGGGCTATACGTTCTCGTATTCTTAACAACTTCTGATTTAGGTTTCAGCTTAAGCTTACCAGACTTGATAGCTTGATAAATATCTGCATATCTTTCTTCATCTGTGTAGGTTGCTTGAGTCTTTCTGAATGCTTGTACCTTATCATCCATGATATCTTCTAAGCGTCTACGTAGATAGTCGATTTGTGTTTTTGTAATTTTCATAGTACTATTTTCCTTTCTTTATAAAGTCTGCAAATTCTTTTAATGTTTTTAAGTAGAACCTATGACAGCCGACTTGCAGATAAAGCTCTTCATGGTTCCATTCACGGATTACAAAGCTACCTACATGTAACCCGATGAACTTGTCACGTTCCTTATCAGTTTTACAATCAAGGAATTTCTGTAAAAGTTTCCTTACGAGTCCTCCTGTATCTCTGATAACGACTCCTCTAGTTGTATGAATGTCATCTCCGTTTATGAACAAGTGATCAGCGTAGCTTGGGAGTCCTTTCAAGTCATTCAAAATGCTTTGATTAAGATACACTTTAGGCTCTGTTGGATACTCTGAAAGCTCTCCCCATGTACCATCTTCACGCCTTCCATAGTTAGGGCCATTGACTGAAAAGACATGTTGATATGTGTAGCGACCAGGCACACACTCTTTATGAGACAGATCACGAAGCACTTTCCACTCTTCTCTAGAGATCACTATACCACCCTTTAAGAAGTTCTTAAGCTTTTCATTCCAGTTCTTTCCTTTAAGGAACAGAGGTATGTACTTTTTAATAGCTTGATGACACTCTTTTTGATACTCTTTAAGTGCTTTCTTATAAGCCTTCTCTTCCTTCTCTTTCTTTTTATCAGCATCTTTACAGTACTTGATTGCTTTCTTATACTGTTCTGTGTACTCCTTTGACAAAGGCTTTTCCATAATCTGGATTGTCTCATAGGCTATGATAAACTCCTTGTGCTTTGAATAGTTCTCTGGTTTTGTAGTACCTCTACTAAAGGCTTCTGTTAAGAGATCATAGGCCTCATTCATATCAAAGGATGTCACATCCACAGCTGTGTAGTGCTTGAAAGCATCTCTCAACTGGTTCTGATAGTGCCATAGATATCCTGACAAGTGCATCCCAATGTGTAGGAATACTCTTTCAGTATCTCTGTCAACTCTACCAATACAGACACCAGCCCTGTATAGTTTATTGTTTCTGAAGAAGGTCTTACCATTGTCTGTGTAATAGGTAACACCATTCTCGTACTCTGTTGAAGCTACAAAGTGTAACAGAGCTTCTCGGTTTCTGAACCGAACTCTTTTGTTACTCATCAAAGTCCTCTCTTTCATCTGTTAGGACCACTGTTTCTTCTAAGGATTTAGGTAGAGTCTGGTCCACTACTCTAACAACCCTTGTTACTGCACAGTAATCTGGAAAGACCACTGGCAAATCCTCTGGCATTTCTTTCAATGCGTGTATCAGTTCTGCTACTGTCATGCTACCTCCATATTAAAAACAAATAAGCACTTGTCAATACTGTAAAGACTCCGAATATAAACCTGTGCTTATACAGCCAAGTGTCCTTCCAGTCCTTACTATAATCATTTACTGTGATTAGTGTACAAGCAATCGTAATGATTATGAACAGCACCATAGGTATTTTTAAGCAGTTCAAATATGTTGATAGGTAGTATTCAGCTCCGTTATATATTACTGTCATTCATCTTCTCCTAGTAGTTTAAAGGTTTGTCTTTCATCTACAAAGTCCTCATCAATAATGGGGTAATCAAGAGGGTCTGATAAGACTTCTCTTTGAGTCACCTCATCTTCAGTCTGAACAGTGATGCGGTATATCTTTGTAGACTTTACTTCAATGTTCCATGTTTTCATTAGTATTCTCCTGAATATAAAAAGACCTTATCAATGAAGAAGAACTCCAGCTCACAGCTTGGGCAGTCTGTGTAGTTATACTTCTTAGTCTTCCAGACTTCTCCATCTCCATCTGTAAAGACAACCTCAGCCTTCTCATCCTTTACAGTCAGCTTGACTGCTGTGAAAGATAGTGCTTCAGGATGCTTCTTAGTTAGTCCAATGATCTCTATGATAGTGTCAGACACAAACCACCAAGCATTGGCAGCTTCTACAAAAGTCTTCACACCATCTGTAAAGAACACATCAGGAAACAGAGGGAAGCTGTGATAGCTTTCTGTTCCTCTACAGTTGCTCATGATTTCTTCTATAGACATTCTTCAAACTCCTGTATAAATCTTTGTAAAGATACCTTGAAGACTTTATGAGAGCCTTCAGGCATTAGTTCCACGCAGTCCTTATCCACATAGACAAGCGTGTAGACACCTCCAAAGTATTTGTTAGTAAACTTTCGCATTTCTAAATAGGTTCCTTTCATTTTATGTATCCCCTCTTAATGAGCATAACAAAAAACCCCTTGAAAGTTGCTCAAACTCTCAAAGGGTTCCTTTACAACCTGTAAAGGCTTTTAAGTCTTTTAAGGCTTAAGAGTCTTTACAGATAAACTACTATAACTATACTATAGTATTCTTTAAGAGTCTTTAAAGACTCCCTATAAAGAAAGAAATATATAAAGAAAGAAAAAACCCCTCAAAAATCCTTTAAAGGACTCTTGAAGGGCTGTCTTATTTCTTATTCTGTCTTACTTGCCAAGTATCTCTTTGGCTCTCTGATAGGGTATTCCAGCCCTTACTAGCGTTGCCAAAGACATACTACCGCTTGCTTGATATTTATGCTTTAAAGACTCTTTATAATCGTATAAAGTATTCTTTAAACCTCTTTTCCGGTTTCTTTCCTTGTTTCTGATGATATGTGGTTCAATTTCCTTGTAAAAGGCTTTTTCAATTCTTTTCAAGTTCTTCCTCTCTTTCAAAAGTTATAAAAAGACACCCCTATAAACTCTTTTTAAAGTCTATAAAGATACTAGTATAACACCCCCTATAAAATAGAGTGTTTTAAAAAATCAATACGCCTTTAAAGATACTTTATACCTTGTTAAAGTTTATTTATATTTTTTTATGAAGTCTTTCTTTCAATGCTTCAAAAAGTATTGTCAAGCCTTCTTTATCAAGTTTGTCAATGCTTTTATATTTTGAAAGAATAACTTCTTTTTTTGTTAAAGTCTTTTGATACTCTTGACTTTCTTTTTTTAATCTTTCTTTATACTCTTGATATGTTTCTTTTATGCTTTCAATGTTTCCGATATAGAAGATTTTATCTTTTTTAACGTTATATTCAATTAAAAAATGATTATCTTTAAAATATCTTGACAAGTATAAAGCATAAAAAGACGTGTTTCCGGCTTTCATAAAAAGTATTTTAAAAATCTTTTCATAATCTTTACTATTAAAAGCCGCCTTTAAAATCTTGACAATATCATTGATAAAAGTGTCAATGCTTTTTAAAGTGTTTCTTGCTTTCAATACTTCATTGATTAAAGCCGTCAATGCTTCAATGCTTTCTTTTAATGTGTCTTTTGTATCTTTCATTTTTATACCTCACTTTCTTTAAAGTTATTATAAAGGTATAAAGTATCCGTAAAGGCGTATTGACTATGTATAACAACAGGCTTTAAAGGCTTTCCGGCTTGACATCGTCAATACAGGAAACTTTAAAGATACTTTCTTGATAGCATATTAAAAACCTATTGTCAAGATATTTTTTAATTATTTTTTATCTTTTTTATTTATCTTTATTTATCAAGCCTTTAAAAAGTTATAAAGGCTTTAAAGGGTATTTATCAAGGTTTTATCTTTAAAGAGTATAAAAGACTTTAAAGATACTTTATAATATCTTTTTAATCTTTCCGGCACTCATAAAAAACTATAAAGACTTTTTAATCTTTCCGGCACGTTAAAAAATTGTCAAGACTTTTTGAAAGGCTTCACAGGGGCATAGGGGGGCTCGCGTATCTCTCTCTATATCTCTTAGCCCCTTGAAAATTCGCAGGAGAAATTCTGAGACTTTTAGCGAAGCTTAACACTTCGTGTAAGGCCCCTTGTCAAACAGCTAAAGCTGTAAAATTCGCAGGAGAAATTCTGGAGGTTTTAACCCCCTAGAGCTACGCTGAGACTTTTAGCGAAGCTTAACACTTCGTGTAAGGACCTTGCTAGTCTGAAGAGATAATAAAAAGGGCTCTTCGTAACTGAAAAACCCCTCACACTGTACAGATTCTTTTCAACCCTCGAAAAACCCCTAAGACTATACAGTCTTATAAGACCAATGAGTTCACTTTTGAGAAAGAAAAAAACCTCAAAAAAAGAAAGATGAGAATATTATAACACTTGTCAAGAGGTTTGTCAAGAAAAATCGTAAAATTTTTACATTTGTTAATAATTTGTTAACTTTTATGTAACTTTTTAAGGATTCTTACAAAAAACTCTTGACATTTCCAGAGAATTATGCTATAATGCTGTCTATGAGTAAACCCGAGAACTTAAAAGAATACTTCAAATCCTATGGAAGAGGAGCTGGAAAGCTCTTCTTGGAGTCTATTCAGTCTCAAGAGGCAGGCTTTCAGCCTATCTTTAACATGACTGATAAGGATACTGAAGATACGTACAGCTTTAAGAACCTCTATATGCAATACTACAGTGATCCCACAGAGGTGTCTTTTGTAGATAATGTCTTAGGAGGACGTTTTGATATCTTAAAGGCCATAGAGACTCATAAAGTACTTAAAGAGTCCTTACAGACCTTAAGAGAAGAGGCTCACGCTAGATACCTTAAGGATACTTATAAGTCTATTAAGGATCTAGCTGATGTCTCTGACCCAAAGACTGCTATTGGAGCTCTAAAGTTCCTGTGTACTGCAGTAAAGACTTCTGAGGATCCCTCAGCTACAAGAGGAAGACCCAGTAAGAAAGAGATTCAACAGCGAGCTAATGAGTTATTGAGTGACGACAAAGAAATCCAAGAAGCTTTTGCAAGAGTCCAAGGTATCTGTTAAGGCTGATGGAACGATCCGTGAAGGACGTGGAAGACCCTCAAAGACAGATACCGTGTCTTATGTAGCAAAGCGTAAAGAAGATACTGTGGAACTGATAAGGACTCTCTGTGAGGAGTCTTTATTTGACTACATCAGGACTGTAGCTCCCTATGCAGTAATGGGGCAGGTACACAAGGAATTCTGTGAGTTCCTACAGCATAACCCCGATAGAGCCTCTTATCTCTTAGGACTACTCCCTCGAGGGCATAGAAAGAGCTTTATCATCGGTATGTACTGCTGCTGGAGGATTATGAAGAATCCAGCTATAACGATCCTGTACTACTCTTCAACAACGGATCTGGCTGAGAAACAGCTGAGGAGTATCAAGCAGACCCTGGAGAGCAAGCTGCATCAGAAGCTGTGGCCGAGCCTAATCGATTCTGTGGAAGGCAACAGAGAGAAGTGGTCAGCTTCTGAAATATGCGTGGATGACCCTATAAGGGCCAAAGAAGGAATCAGGGATAGTACCGTAGCCACAGCAGGCCTTACAACGACTACGACAGGTGCCCATGCAGACCTGATTATCCTTGATGACCTTGTGGAGCCTAACAATAACAATCCAGCAGGAAGAAGGCTTGTAGAGGAACGTTATAGTCAGATGCAGTCCATCTTGAATGCTGGAGGGATGATTGTAGCAGTAGGTACCAGATACGACCCCAAAGATCTGTACGATCATCTCATCAATACCTATGAAGAGCAGTACGATCATGAAGGGAATCTGATAGGTAAGAAGAAGAGCTGGAGTGTCTTTCAGAGGGAAGTGGAAAAGGATGGAGAATTCCTCTGGCCTAGGTCTAAGAGATCAGACGGTAAAGCCTTTGGATATAATATGCAGGAGCTGGCTAGAATTAAGGGTAGCTATCTAGACAAGAGCCAGTTCTATGCACAGTACTACAACGATCCTAATAGACTAGGAGCTTCTAAATACTCTAATAACTTCATCTACTATGAGAAAGAGAAGCTTCAAGAGGCTAATGGAAAGTGGTCTATAGCTGGTAAGAAGCTCAATGTGTTTGCTGCTATAGACTTTGCATACTCTCTATCAGATAATGCAGATAGCTCCTGCATAGCTGTTATTGGAGAGACTGCAGATAAGCTGTACTACATACTGGATCTGGACAGATTTAAGACAGATCGTATTAAAGATTACTTTGATCATGTCTTGAGACTGCACAGTAAATATCACTTCAAGAAGCTTAGAGGGGAAGCTACAGTAGCTCAATCAGTTATTGTTAAGTACCTAAAGGATCAGTTAGCTACAAACGGTACTCCTCTGCAGATTGAAGAGTATAAGCCTATAAAGGATAAAGAGGAACGTATGAATGCTGTTCTAAGGCCTTTATATGAAGACTCAAAGATCTTCCACTATAAGGGAGGAAACTGTGAACTCTTGGAAGCTGAACTACTGGCTTCAAAGCCTGAGCATGATGATATTAAGAACGCTGTAGCAGATGCTATAGAAATCGCAACACCGCCTTTTGAAGTCTTTACAGGAGCCTTCAAGAGACTGACTCAAAAACGTTATGGATTATTTGGAGGAACATTATAATGCCTGTAAAGACTTTTGACATCAATCACGATATTGAAACAGACTCTCTAGCTGAGAACATCTCTAATAAATGGATCAGCTGGATCAATGGTAGACAACAATGGGAAGAACGCTATAGAAAGGTTCTGCAGTACTTGTATAGTACTACTACAGATACTATCTATGGACAGGCTTCTAATCCCTGGTGCAGTAATGTACATATCCCTAAGATGACCCAGTTGAGGGATGTCTTGATTACTTATGAACTGGAAAGCCTATTCAGTCTATCTGACTATTATGAGTTTCAAGGATTCACTCAAGACTCTAATACGCTAGAGAACCGTAATATCGTCAAAGGTCTTTTAAAGAATATGTTAGATGAAGGTGGCTTTAGAGAAACTATAGAGAAACTGGTATCTGACTATATCGATGCAGGTAACTGCTTTACAATGCCTATATGGGATGCACAGCAAGTAGAAGACTCTACAGGCTTTAAGAGTCTATTCTGGGAAGGTGCTAAAGCTATTCGTATTAACCCCTTGGATATTGTGTTTGACCCTACAGCTTGTGAATTCAAAGACTCTCCAAAGATCATTCGTACTGTCTTATCATTAGGAGAACTCACAGTACTAGCTGAAAAAGACCCTATCATGAAAGAAGGTCTTGATAAAGCCTTAAAGATTCGTCAAGATATTATGACAGCTGTCACGAATGGAGATACTATTAAAGGCGATGAAATAACCATTGCAGGCTTTGGTAACTGGTCAACCTATGTAACCTCAGACGTTGTTGAGATCTTAACGTTCTACGGCACAGTCTATGATGTTGTTAAGAAAGAACTCCACAAGAATAAAAAGATCACTATTATGGATCGTAGAGTGCTTTTGAAAGAAGAACCCTTAGAAGATCTCAATGGTTATAACTTTATCTTTAAGGGTGGTTACAGAGATCGTAAAGATATTCTGTGGTCTATGTCTCCTTTAGAAAATCTCTTAGGCATGCAAGCTCGTATAGACTTCTTAGAGAATAAACGTTCAGATTGTTATGATGCTACAGTTAACCCTGTAAGAGTTATTAAAGGTAATGTAGATATGCCTGACTCTTTAGGGCCTGGAGATGAGATTAGAATGGATACAGACTGCGATGTTCACTATCTAGCTCCTGATACGTCTATCCTGACTGCTGATACTTTAATGGATCGCTACGAGATCAAGATGGAAGAGTTTGTAGGGTCTCCTAAAGAAGTGTTAGGGTTTAGAACTCCTGGTGAAAAGACTATGTATGAAGTTGAGCAACTTATGACAGCTGCTACCAGACTATTCCAAAGACAGATTAGAAAGTTCGAAAGAGAGATCCTTGAACCAATTATTAACGCCCTCTTCCAATTATATCTGAAGAGAAAAGCTGGACAGACTGTACAGTTGAAATACTGGGATGCTGCTAATGAGATGTACAGTTTTAAAGATGTTAATGTCGATGACATCAAGAGCCTCGGGAGAATTGTGGTGTTTGGAACAGAAGTTGCTCAAGATAAAGCAAAAGTTGCACAAGCCTTACAAGCCCTTGGACAGAATCCTTTATTCATGGATGAGGTTGTGCGTAATAACTTCAGTCCTACAGAACTTGGCAAGGTTTTCTCATATGTGACAGGTCTTGACAGATACTCCAACTTGTTCAGAAAGGATTCTAGATTGTATGAGATTACTGATCAGCAAAAGCTCATTGAAGGCTTACAGAGTCAAGTAGATGAGGTAAAAGCAGAAAGCTTGGCAGAAGCTCAAGGTGGTGCTGATGAAGCTCAAAACTACAATGCAATAACACAACAAAGGATCTTAAATGGCGGAACAGAAGAAAACGCATAAGATAACCTCACCTATCCTTGCAGGTCTTAAAGGATCTGAAAGAGATCTGATGATTACCCAATTACTAGCCTCTGAGTTGCTTTTAAAGAGGATTCAAGAGGTTTTAGGAGAAGAAATCAAGAGCCTCGATAATATAACATACGAGGAATTTGATAGCCCTTCATGGGCTTACAAGCAAGCTTACAAGCTAGGATTACAGGAAGGCTTAAGAAAATTGAGCAAACTTGTAAAATTTTCTTGACAAGCTTTAAAAAATATGTTATAATATGTTCGTAATACTTATAAGGAGTACTACATGGAAACAGCTAATACAGCGACTACTGTAGAAACTGGAGAAGGTAATCAGGAACCTGTCCAGACTACGACAGCACCTGCCGAACCCTTCATTGTCGGAGCAAATTCCGTCTACAAAGATGTTCCCTCATTGTTAGAAGGGGCTAGACAGAAAGAAGCTCTCATAGAGACTCTCAAAGCTGAAAAGCGTGAGATGGAAGCTCGATTGAAAGCTATCACTAACCTACAACAATTTCAAGAGGACATTAAAACGATGGAACAACCACAACAACCCACAGAAGTGACACAGCCGACTAGCCAACTCACGGAAGAAAAGGTTCAAGAACTTGCTCTAAAAGCTTTGCAACAACAACAACAACAAGCCTTAAAGGATGGTAACCTTAAAACAGTTACAGATACTTTACAAAAGGTCTTTGGAGCTGAAGCTGATAACAAAGTTGAAGCCAAGTGCAAAGAGCTTGGTATCTCTAAAGAGTTTGGGATGTCTATTGCAAAAGACTCTCCTAAAGCTTTTTTGAAGATGCTTGGGCTTGAAGACCCTGTAATGGTCTCTGTTGATTCTTTAATCGGCAAAGGACGCATTACAGATACTACAGCCTCTTCACAGCCTACTCAACCTATGTCAGATATCGAAAGACTGTCCAAAGACAGTAAACTGGCAACGGATAGAGGGTTCTTACAAAATCTATTCAAGGAAGCTATGAAAGACCCTTCAAAGGTCTTGGGTAACTATCAAGAATGGCAAGTACCTGGCAAGTAAATTTTTAACTAACTTTATTAACAACAACTAAAAAGGATACTTTAAAATGGAATTAAATGGTATTAACTCTCAAACGAATTCCGTAGCTATCCGTGAGAAAATCTACAATGCTGCTTTACGTAGTACTTTAGAACCTTACTTGTTCGCTATGAATTTCGTTGATATGATTACCGAATTCACAGACGGTGAAAAGTTCATCGATATCGAAATCGGTAATGCAACTGTTCATGATTATGTGGAAGGCACAGACATCCTCTTAGAAGGTTTGGATATGGCCTCCAGAGAATTCACGATCAACCAATACAGACAATCTGGCCACTACATCACAGAAAAATTTGCACAAGACTCCTATGTCTCTGCGAAGATTGCTGCTGTTGTGCCTGCTAAAGAAGCTCGTGCGTTGGCTGCTGATCTTGAACAAAAAATCTTTGGTCTGCAAAGTGTTTTGCAAACCGCTGGCAATGCTAACTCTTTGGAAGGCTTGCCGCATCGTTGGATTGCTGGGTATGATCCGCAAGCTTCTACGCAAGCTTATGGTGCTCTGTCGTTGTCCGACTTTGCTATGGCCTCTACAGCGTTGCATAAACTTGGCTACTTCGGACCGATGATCGCTATCATCCCGACCTACCAAGAATATGCGATTACTCAAAGTGCTTCCTTCAAGAACGCTTTGGCGTATCAACCGTTGTATGAAAGAGTGTTCCAAGAAGGTGCTATCACAGGCACTCGCTTTGCCTTCAACATCTTTGGATTCGATGTCTATGTTTCGAACTTCACCCCTGTGATTGCTTCTGAAACTGTCGGAGACTCTCAAGGTACTTCGAAGACGATTACGAATGCTTCGTTGGCTTGCTTCTTCGCTAACATCCCTGACATGCGTCCGTGGAGAATGGCTTGGAGAATGATGCCGAAGTTCGAAGGTAACTGGAACATGTACAAACGCCGTGAAGAATTTGTGACGGTCTGCCGTTACGGTTTGGGCAAAGGTGAAGTCCCGAACTTCGTTGGTGTCTTGTGTGCCAATGACACGACTTCTGCGGTTTCTTAAGTTATAGGAGGATTTAAACATGGCTTATAAAGACGCATTTGGTATGGACGTAACCTATGGTATTGGTGAAGCTGTTGATAAGAACGGTGTAGTTGATGTAACTCACTTTGGTGCTATCAAACAGTTGGAACTGTACTGGGATTATGATAAAGATGGTATTCCGTCTAAATCAGACTTAACAATTCGTTCTTCCAAGATTCCTGCAGGCTCTGCTATCTTGAACTGCCGCTTGGTGGTTTTGGAAGTTGCTGCTACAGCTGCTACGACAGTTGATGTAGGTACTTGTGAATTGGACGGTACAGCTATTGATGCTGACGGTTTGTTAGACGGTGTAGCGTTGTCTGCAGGTGTCAAAGACCCTGTGGCTTCGGAAGCTTTGATTGGTACTGTTGTCGCTGAAGACAGCTATATCACAGTTGCTCCGAGTGCTTCGACAGACGCTGCTTTAGGTGGCTTAAAAGCTGTCTTAATCGTGGAATACGTCTAAGATAAACTGGGGAGGTTCTTCGGAGCCTCTCCATCTTCAAAAGGAATTTGATATGGCTTTAAATGGAATTGCACATAAAAACTTAACAGATCCTCAGCTACATGAACTTAAGGGAGCTTCTACAGCAGAGGCTGACCAAGTTCCTTTTGCAGATGGAGAAGGTAACACAGTCTGGGAAGATCTAACACCTGATAAAATAAAACTCACGCCTACTGAACAAGCTGCAGTGTCAGCTGATATAGTTATTCCAGTGACTCCTTTAGATGTCTTAGGATTAGTTGGAGATCCTTCAAATACCATGTCTCCTGCAGTAGACTTTACAGGTGCTAATCAGAACACCTTAAATGAATCTTCAAAGATCAATGAGATTCTTGATCAGATTGCTAGTATTCAGTCAAGATACTTGTCACTTGCTGCAAGCTATAATAACTTATTAGAAGCTTTAAAGGATCTTGGTCTAATAACTGTTGTATATCCTAGATAGGGGACTAGAATGACAAACAAAGTAGAACTCAATACACTTACACAGGTTGTTCATAAAGAGCAGGCCTTTTTAACAGCATTAAATGAAAACTTTCTAAGACTTCAACAAGCTATCAACGACACATTATCAAGATCTGGTGTCGAACCTAATCAGATGGAAGAAGTCCTGGATATGAATGGTAAGAGGATTGTGAATGTCGGTGCGGCAGTCGAAGATACAGACGCTCTTACAAGACAATTCATCCAAGGACTTATAGCAGATGTTGAAGCCGCTGTCGCACGCCTTAATACTTTGGTAGATCAAGCCAAACAGGCTGTTCAGCTCTACTATGAGGAGAACATCTACCCTACAATGAACGCTGCAAAGACTGCTGCACAGGATGCTGCTGCGGATGCTAAGGGCTACTATGATGATACAAAAGCCCTATATGATGAATTAGCAGGTCTTGCACAAAATCTGGATGCTTTGCTTGCTATCTACGCAGACATTGCAAAGCTTAATACCCTTTATTCTCACTTGGATGATATTGAAGCTTTAGCAGACTCTGAAGTTATTGCAGATTTAGAGACATGTGCAGACAATATATCAGCTATTATGGCTGCTCCTACATGGGCTGCAAATGCTCAAACATGGGCAGAAGGAACTGATACAGCTGTAGAATACTTGGGAGGTACTCATAGTGCTAAAAGATGGGCAGAGTTGTCTCAAGCTGATGTAGCTGCTGAAGCTCTTACAAGACAGAATGCTGATAATGGATTACAGAGTCAGATCGATGCTCTTGTAGCTAGTTCCGATGTCAAAGATATTGTAGGTACTTATACAGACCTTCAGAACTATGATACATCCTCACTAGGTAATAACGATATTGTCAAAGTCCTTTCAGACTCCACACACAGTGATGCCTCTTCATACTACAAATGGATTATTACAGGAGGTGTTGGTGCTTGGAATTACATAGGCTCAGAAGGTCCTTATCTGACTCCTTCGGCTGCTTCTTCAACGTATGTACCAAAGACAACTACAATCAACTCAAAAGCTCTTTCAGGCAATATCACATTAACTGCTTCAGACGTTGGAGCTGCTACAGCTGCACAGGGTGCAAAAGCTGATTCAGCTTTACAAGCTACAGACATTGTCTCCTCTGTAGACGCCTCAAGCACCAATTCTAAAGCAGTTGGAGCTAAACTGTTCTACGATACCTGTGGAGATATTGAAACACTTATTAACGCCCTTTAGGAGATTTAAATGAGTATAGCAACAGCCATTACAAATGCTCAGAATAAGGTTGCAGCAGCTTATGTGTCTGTTTCAACAATGGGAGGAACTCTTCCAGCTACACAGGATCTTTCAAACCTTCCTACAGCTATTGAGAGTATTCCTAGTGGAGGTGGCTCTACAGTAATTGCTAGAGCTGTTAATACAGAAGCCTATACAACCGATGATAAAGTCATTCTAGTTCCTACAACGTTTGACTCTTATCCTTTCTTAAATGTGGTATTTGATTCAGCTCTGTATAGTCATGAAGCAAACCTTGCAGGTACTACAGACACATACCAGATGCTCTGTGGTATAGGCTGTGGAGGTCAGTTGACCTATGACGTAGTTGATGGAGCTGCATACTTCCGTAATAGAAATACAGCATGCTTCTACAGAAACACATGGGATGCTTCCTATAGTAGCTTAACAGGCTCTACAAAAACAATCAACTCTTCTAACCCTTATTATGCTGTCTGTTATGATGGTAAAGTTCCTATCGCTGGCTATGCAGCTACAACAAGCTATGGAGAACCTCGATACACTACTTTTGGAACCATTGTGGATGGAGTCTACAAACCCTTATTCCTAATCAATCAAACATCCTACGGTGTTTCAACAGCTGTTGATAGATATTTCAAGTGCCTTATAACTAACTATACTAATGTTTATAGAGTCAATGAGAATAACACACTGACTACAGTAGATGGAGGAGCTAGAAACAGCATTCCAGCCTACTATAATGGGACATGGTATGTTATCAAAGCTTCTGGAGTTGTAGCAACCTTTGATGATCCCTCAACACAGGTCGACACCTGCTCAGGATTCTTCACATATACTGATGGACCTGGTGTAAAGTTCTTTGATAATAAAGTAGACTACTTGTGGGAATTTGACTATGGCAATGGTAATGTGTGGAGGTTTAGAAAGATAACTAAGACAGGATCTGGTTGGTCTATGTCAAACCTTACATCTGTTGCTTCAGCCTATGAAGCATGCTTAAGAGGAGGCTTTAAAGGCCAGTATAGCGGAGAGACCTACGGAGCCTTAAAAGGCTGGCAAATCTGCTCAAAAGATCAAGGAAGCTATGTTGAATCTTTTGTGGTTGGTAACTACTTTGGGTACGATACAGTTACTGGAGTAGGTAATAAGGTTGCTCACTTGATCTTTGATAAAGCCACAGAGACAGTTAAGAGATTACCAGACGTCTTTATTGATATTCCAGATACTTATAAATATGCTGGTAACTTACAAGTCAACTGGGATGCTGGTCTTATATCTGTCTGTGTAGGATATAGAATCTCATTGAGTGGGGGAGACCACACAGCAATCTTTGTAAAGAAGCTTGATGATCTGTCTAAGATCTACCAGTTCTTTGCTTATCCTAATGAAACCAAGAACTACTTGACAGAAGCTTTAACAGGCTTTGTGGATACCAACGATGGTGTCAATGCCTTAGGAGATACGGAGTTAACTGTCTCAACCACCATAGATCCTACAGCATCTCCGTGGTCTAATGTAGGACTTGGTTATGGATTTAATGTAATAGTAAATGAAGGAGAACCTCTTTAATGCCTACAAAATGGATTGTAAACGCTACCAAAGCTGGAAACCCTACAGTAGATAATAATGGCGTTGTTAGCGACTTTGGCGATAGCAGCTATATGATACTTAGTAGCACCTTCACACCTGGAAGCAGCACCTGGGTATACATTGTAAAATTCACAACAGGGTCCTCGGTCAGTACTGCACAGGGTTTAGCAGGTGCTTATGGAACTTCAGATGGTTGCACACCTTTCTATATCAACAATGGTAATTTAGTGTGCTGGTTAAGCTCTAATGGTTCTTCGTGGGATATTGCAAATGGATCCGTTATAATGGCTTTAGCAGCCAATACAACCTACAAAGTCAAAGCAGAATTCACAGGATCTGCTTATAAGTTCTACTCATATGAGAATGATGACTGGGATCTAAAGTTAACTATAACATCCAGCTCAAAAGTACACGGAGGTCTCTATCCAATCTTTGGTAATAACAGAGGCTCTAACAATCCTTTCTTAGGCTCTATAGACTTTAAAGAATGCTCAATCTCTGTGGCAGGAGAGCTTTTCTGGGAAGGAGCTTATGCAAAAGATGTATCAGGTTCTGTAACAATCTCTAAAGGCTTCTACAATGATGGAACCTATCAAATCATGTTACCAGATACTAATATATACTTGAGTGACTTGGTGCTTGGGCAGACCTATGGATGCCTTAATGGCCTCTATGTGACATCCTACAACGGTACAGCAACTGTCAGAGCTTCTAATGCAAACGCTCCTACAGGAGTCTATGACACCTATATAGGTCTTGAAACACCTGTCTATCTCAGCCATTCAAAAAATTATATAATCGGAGAATCTTTAAAAGAAGCTGATTGGTCTTTTGAAAATGATACTTATGGACCTACAAATTACTCTGTTGTAGGGTCTCCTACGATATCAAGTGACTACATCTTGAGTGATATCTCAAATACAAAATATGTTACGATGACTATACCGTCTCTTAGCAGTTCTTTTGTGTGCATTGCTAAGCATATCTTACCAGCTAGTGTATCAAGCTCTGGCAGTTATCCTTGCTCAATCTCTGTAACGAGTGGTAACGATGGATGGGGTGTAGGGCCTGGTGGAGCTGCTTTCGGACCTAATATGTATCTTGAATCTGCTGCAACCTCGTATGCCTCTGGAAGCTTCTTGAATACAAAAGTGTGGACATACTTAAAAATAACAACCTCAAACACTCGTGCATACTACTTAGAAGATGCTACAGATAAGTACACTCTTGACACTCTTCCAGATATTGAAAGTGGTGAGTGGACTCTGTATGCTGGATATAACTCAAACATGCTGAGCAAGGTCTCTAACAAGACTCTAGCGATAGGTGTTAACTACTATCAAAGCAGATCCTATGCTAACTGGACATTTGACTTGACAGGTGTGAGAATTATCTGTGATGGAGTTGTCAAGACTGCAAAGCAACACACCCTCGCTAGTCTCTCAGCAACACCTGTTGTAGCTTATAATAGATCCATTGACGACTCCTACTGGGTTCCTACAAATACTCATGTTTTACTCAACGCTTTGAAAGATAGCTACACTCTTTCTGACAGAAGCGGTATTTACTACTATAATAATACAGGAGTAGATCAAGACGTGTCTGGTATTGCTGTAACAAGCGATCCTCAAACAGACCTAGCAAGTTGTGCAAGCTATTATGATAGTGATAAGTCTGTATATCTGAATCATACGTCAAATGCTACGATCCTAGGTATTGGTAAGTACCCTGATCAGGTGGCTTTAACTGCTAGCTCTACGTCCTTTACTCCTAACTATTCAGTAACAGGAAGTCCTTCGATAACTTCTAACTTTATAGCTAGTGGTTTTAGTTCTAGCAACTATCTGGTTGGTCCCTCATTTGACTCCAATCAAAACTTTGAAATAGTCACAAAAGTATCAGAGAGTGTTGCTAGTACGTCATATTGTCAAATTATTGGCACATCTGCTACCAGTTCTTATGGTATATATATTGGCATTGATGACTCTAATAGATTCCATTTAAATATTGGTAATGGTTCAACATCTTGGGCAGGAGGAGTTTCAGATTCTTCCACAGTAGCTTTGAATACTGACTATTGGTTAAAGTGCTCTAGAAATGGCAATGTTGTAAATCTTTACAAGTCTACCGATAATTCCACATGGAGCACTATTGCAACCATTACTACGAGTTACTCTAATACAGGAACCTTAGGAATTGGTGCTTACGCATCAAGTGGTACAGATGCTTTTACAAATGGTACAGTAGATCTAAAAGAAACATATATATCTGTTAATGGCACAGAAGTTTGGAGAGCCACAGAACCTGGTCCACTTGATACAATCGCAGCAGATTCTGAACACTACTGGACAAATCTTATGAATACTACAATAGATGTCCAAGGAGTGTCTGCAGTAACTGCATCTAACTGGGAAGGTAGTACAGGATCTACAGGATATGTCTTATGTGCAAATGGCTCTTTGAGTCTCACTAAACTGAATTCTTTTACAGACACAGGAGATAAAGCTTATACAGGCTATACAGCTACCTTTACAGATTCTACAGGAGCTGTGGTATCTTCTCTCACAAAGACTGGTACACTTTGCAGATGCTTTAGACGTAACAATGGAGCAGGTTTTGGATGGGTCTTTATACCTGAAGAGAACATACCAGAAGAAGAGGATACTCATGTGTACACTGAAGGAGAGGCTAATGAAGTTACTTTGTTAGAAGCCTCTTCGATTCCTGTTAAGGGTCAGCCAAGCACTCAACAGTACACATACAGCAGATCAGCTGGTGGAGTTACAGATGAATCTGATAACTTCTATGCAGATATTGGATATATTTATGTAGAATGGAGGAGTGCTTAATATGCCTTTAAAGAGTGGTAAGAGTAAGAAGGTTATTTCAGAGAATATCAGAGAGCTAAAGAGATCTGGAAGACCTCATAAGCAAGCTGTAGCTATTGCTCTGTCTAACGCTAGGAGAAAGAAGAAGTGACAGAGATGCCTTTTGTAGATGACTTTTTAAAAGCTGAGACAGATTCTAGAGAAGCCCTGATCGATGAAACAACTCGACAGGTACATCTTGCTAGGCAATTTATACGCTTTGATAAAGCTATCAAGCTCTGTAAGAATGAAAGAACAAAACAACAGCTTGAAAAGTACAAGCAAGAAACTTTGAAACTTATGGAGAGATCCTGATGTGTGATAAGACCGAGACAGCTTTAGCAGTGCTCAAACAGAAGATGCCAGAGGAGATTGGAATAGTGTTTGAACAGGTTGTAGCAGATAATAAAAAGCAAGGAGAGAGAATGACAAGACTTGAAAAGGGCTTTACAGATCTGTCTGCGAAGGTTGTCTCAATGGAAGGAAAGCTTGATAAGGTTATTCAGTACATTGAAAGAGGCACATGGCTTCAAAGATTCTGGGAAAAGTACGGAGATAAGATTACAATAGCTTTGATGATTGTTGGAGTCTGCTCAGTTCTTGGTCTTTCTCTCAGTGAAATGCTCAGTGTCTGGAAAGGTCTTTAATGCTTCAGAAAGCTCTTATAGGTTGTATCTTTATAATACTTATATTAGTATTCTCTTTAAGGATTACTTATAAGGACTTAAAAGCTACAAGAGAAAGTAATAAGATCTTAACAGCTACTCTTGAAGCAAATATAAAAGCAATGAAAGATAAAGAAGAGAGGAACACTCATGAACTGGAACGACTTCAAAAGAAACTTACAGACCTGTCAAGACTTAATGATGCTTGCCTTTCTAGCCCTGTTACTGATGATCTTATTAGCTTCCTGCAGCAACTGCAACAAGACTCAGCAGGTACCATCAGTTTTACTTTTACAAAATAGAGTTGAGTGCTCTATAGGAGATAACAGAGATGTTGTCATGTGCTTTGTAAAAACTGTCTCAGCTCTTCAAAGTTCAAATGAAGATAAAAAAGCCTTGACAAAATATCAATAATGTGCTATAATACGGAATTAGGAGATTTCAAGAGATGCCAATGAACCTTCAAGAAATGACAGAGAGAGTCGCAGAGTTTGTAAATGCAGACAAAGTAGACTCCATCAATGACTCAGACGAATCCTTTAAGATTGCTACAATCATCAAAGAGACCTATGAAGAGATGGTCTTATCTAAGGAGATTCAAACAGCCTTAGAGCTTTTTCAATTACAGAGTGCTTCAAGTGAATCTGCAAAGACTTGCCTGATTATTCCTGATGAAGCTCTTACATTGGACATTGTTAAGTACACTCATAAGGATGGAAAGATCTACAGCCCTCAGTACATGGAGCCTATGGAGTTCATTGACTGGACCTTAGGAATGGATACAACTCTTCCAGTAGTTGAAACAGTTACTGATAAAGAGTCTGGGGCTTTATATAACATTAGAACCGATAAGGATCCTTCATACTACACCATTATCTCGGGGAAGTATTTGATCTTTGATAGCTATAACAGTGAATTTGAAAATACTTTACAGGGTAGACATTGCATCTGCTATGGACATACTCTTCCAGCTTTTGAAATGAAGGATGAGTTCATTCCAGACCTTCAAGAGCAGCAGTTCGCAATTCTTCTGAGCAGAGCAAAGACAGCTGCTGATATGGAACTCAGAGGGAACCTGAACCAGATTGAATATGATAAAGGCAGAAAGCTTTTCATCAATACCACAAATAACTCAAAGAGCTATACAAGAGGTAATACAAGATGGAACAACAGAGTGCTGTTCAGAGTCTAGCTGAAAGCTCTAAAGACTCGAAGAGTCTAGGAGATTGGGCTCAAGAGACTACTGAGCTATCTCTCAATGATATCTCAGTACCTTATGAGTTCAGAGATGGTGCATACTACTGTGAAGGCTTAGACAGTGGTTATATGTCTCTTGATACTCTTCGTAGAGCATGGGCCTTAAAGGTTAGAGCAGAAAAGCTTAAAGAGGCTAGAAGCACAGTGAGAGCTGCAAAAGCCTCTGAAAGCAGTAAAAAGAAAGCTATAAGGGATTATCAGAAATGGCAACAAACAGAAATAAAGTAGGCACTTCAGAACCTGGACTGATGTCTTCAAGTCCTTTCTTAGGAGGTCTCAATACAGAATTAAGTGGTATTGTGGACTCTACAGACTTTACAAAAGATGAATGCAACATGATGATCAGAGCTGATGGTAGTCGCTCAAGAAGACCTGGTGTGGACTACGAAGAAGGTTATCTGTTTAACAATGAGCTTGTTGATATCTCAAAAAGCAATCTTGCATTCAACGCAATAGAATGGACAGACATCAATAGCCCTGATGAATCTCAAACATATAAACAGATTCCTTATCTAGTTGTTCAGATAGGCTCTCAAGTTATCTTTTACAAGAATCAAGGACAGCCCTATTCAAAAGAAGAGATAGACTATACGTTAGACTTAACAGCTCATAAGCTTTCTGGAAGAACTGATGAGGATGTTGCAACAGCCAGATGTAAATTTACTGTGGCCTATGGATGTCTTTTCATTACCTCTTCAGCTATTGAGCCAATCAGACTTCGTAATGCTCAAGACGAGACTGCTCCATATCTCCCAACTTCTACACCGTATTGTGTAGTTGCTTGTACAGCTTATCAAGGTAATTTTCAAAGAATGGGCAGCTGTAAACCAGAAAGTAAACTAGCCTATTGTGAGTTCTTTATAGATGATATATCTATTGGTAAGTACTATGTTCAAAAGACCGATGGAGACTATACACCCTTTCCTAACTCCTACACCCTTGCACAGTATTTTAATAGCCTTCCTTTAGAGGTTAGGAGACATCTTACAGCGGTTCCTTTTGAGCAAGCTCCTAATGTCTTTACAAATAAGACAAAAGCAAATAAATGGTCTCCAGATGATTATATCACATTTGAAGCAGATTCAATGTCTGCTAGAGGTTTAAAAGTGTCTATAAAGGTCTATGGATGGTATGAATCAAAGATGAGAGTCTATCATAGAATCGGAAGCACTAACTTAACTATATGGTCATCTAAAAAGAAGACCTATTCAGCAGTTGTAGCAGGTGGAACAGCAGCCTACACAGCTGTATCTGGATTATCTTTACAGATCAGAGATGATACCAGAGGTGCTGAAGATTATTTAGCAGTTGATGAATCTCCTGAAAAGCTCTCCTATGCTCATTTGTACAATCTTTTGAACCAAGGGTGGACTACAGAGCTTATTGCAGACTTCTATGACAACAGTAATCTTACTCCTAAAGTCTTTCCAGCAAATAACCTAGCTCAACAGTACTTGAAAGATAAGAAGACAGATAAGTTCAAACCTGAAGATATTATCAATATGACCTTTGGTAATACTCCTGCAGCTAGAGGGCACTTCAAGCTAGACTTCTTCAATCAAGACAGAAACGATACAGCAGATCTCACAAGTGCTATGCAAGATGTAGCTACAAAGCTTGGTGTGCCTGTTGCAAATATCTTGGATACTTCTTTCCCTGTCTCTCCAGATGATCCTGCAGGGCAGGTACCTGTTGTAAAGCCTCGTAGAGATTATATTGCAGATACATGCGCATATGCTGGAAGAATCTTTTATCTCTGTGGAGACGTTCTACTGTATTCTCAAATAATCTCAGAAAGCATTGAGAACGCTGGAAAATGCTATTCAGAAGCAGATCCTACATCTGAAGAGATCTCTGATGTTGTTGAGACAGATGGTGGCTTCATAAGCTTACCAGATATTGGAGATGGTATCAAGCTTGCACAGTTTGGGCAGTACCTGTTTGTCTTTGGTACTAGAGGAAATGTTGTAATTACTGGTACAGCTAACAACATCTTTACAGCTACTGCATATTCTGCAGGCTCTTTGAACTCTGTACCTACACAGGCTCCAGATAGCTTCGTAAATACAGAGTTCGGTGTGTTCTACTGGGGTACTACTGGCATAAACGTCTTAGGATCTGGAGAAGCTGGACTGGCTGTGCAGGATATCTCAACAGATAGAATACTTACATGGTTTGGTAAGCTCTCGAACACGCAACATCAGTACTGCAAAGGTGTTTATAGTAGCTCTAAAAAGAAGATATACTGGTTCTATCCGAGTGATGATGAGCAACCTCGTAGACTTGATTGTTGTCTCGTGTATGATATCAAGAGAGGCTCTTTTGCTCCTCAGAAGATTGCTACAGGCTACCAAGATCCAGATACAGATGAGTGGGTTGAGCCAGGTCTTCCAGAAGTTGTCTCGGGATTGTCCTTGAAGGTTCCTTTCAAAGCTACTAGAGAATACCCTGTCATTGCTTCTGCTAAGAACTTTATAGATCTTTCTAATAATTATATAAGGGTCTCTTCAAAGTTAAATCTACAACAGAACGGATGTATCTTTAGAGTTGATTTAAACGCTCTGTCTGATTTAGCTGTAGGAGATTCGATAGATCTTATAAGGTTTGGGTCTTATGTGATTTATAAGGCTACTAGAGTAAATGATAGCACTATCCAGCTGCAGAGAAATATATCTGGCATTCTCACACGATCTGTAGCTGATACAGAAATCCTGTGGATGCTAATGTACTACAATAACAATAGAGTCTATATAGCTCAGGATCTGGAGAGTAACTTCCCCGAGGGAATCTATACAGCCTCCACAGTTCCTGGAGATTTTGGAACGTACTATACTACTGAGGATAACTACAATATCAATCCAGAAGGCTACATCAGTTTCTACAAACCTATCTTGGGAGATATCGATGACAGCTACTGTGAAGCAGATTTTGATGTGGTGAACGATATTATTACAGGACGTTACAATCAGCTCGAAGAAGATCCAGATGTCTACTTGGAAGTTGGAGAAGAGATTAGAGATCAGCTCAAATACAACATGGAAGGCTACAGAGACGCTAAGAACTCTGAAGAGTACCATTGTGAGAGCATTCATATGAACATCTTCCACAATGCTGCAAATAGAGAAGGAGCTATCTTCAGATGTGACTTAAGTGCTTTTGATGATATGCCCAATAGCTCTTCAAAGACTCTTATCAAGATTCGTAACTCTACAACTGGAGCTGTTGAAGAGACAATTACACTTGGTAAAGACAGTGGTGGCAGTTACTCTTTAACCTATTCAGGAACTGGCTCATACTATGGGAGCTTCTCTAGTACTGACGTGATCTGGTTTGGTGTCTGGAATGAATGGGTAAACGGTGATACAGTCTGTAGATTAACCTTTGGATATTGTGAAGAATCTCTGTTGGGTGATACAGGATATACTGCTCAGAACCTACCAGATGCTGCTATAACATATATGCAGGTTGAATACAAAGACAACTACACTATCCCTGGAGTTTACTATGAATTCCTCTCAGCAATGGTAGGAGACCCTACCACAGGTTTCTCCAAGGTTGTTGTGAATCTGACAGATACAGAGTTTGCAAGTCGCTCTGGGTCTTTGAGAGCCTTCCAAGATTACTACTATAAAGAAGTAGGAACTAATAAGATCTTCACATATGATGGAGAAATCCTGTCGCCTGTTGGAGAAGTTCGTAATGAGTATGGAACAGACTACTTGGATGTTGTCCTTGAGGGTACCAGAAGTTATGCAACCTATGAAGATAGTGGAGTATCCTACTATACCTATGGGAATATGACAAACGTAACAGCTCCTGTATTTGTTATGAATGATGGAGAACTGGTGCTGTATGGCTTTACAACAGATTGTCCTACTCCTTCATCAATAACCTTTACAGGCTATGACGATCCTACCAGTATCACAGCCTCAGTTACAGGCTACTTGGACGATCAGAAGGATATCCTAGTTCTTGCAAGAGATGCTGATAAGGACACTGTAATCAACCTAAGCACTATTGGGAACCTTGTCAATATCTTAGCAGATGATCCAATAGACTCTGAAGCCTTTACATATGAGTCTTCAATCCTTGTGTGTCTTGATGTGAACAACATGAAGGTAACCTTTGGAGACTTTAGAAATAATCTCTTAAAAGACTGGACAGCAGGAGACTGGAGTGGCGATGGTTATGTCTTTGATAGCTACCTTATCAGCCATCCTATGAACTCTACAAGAACTTCTCAGTTTACAGGTAGACGTATAACAGACCTTGTGCACTCTAAGAACATGCCCTACTTGGTAACCTACTTTAGACGCACAGAGACTGGAGAGCTTATCACAGGAGACTACATCTATCCTTCACAGTGTCAAGGAAGTGTCCTGTGGGATTGGAGAACAACTGGAAGAACTGGAAAATGGAGTAGTCCTGCAGATCTTTACAGACCTCATAAGAGCACTATTTTAGATAATGGATATATAATTAACAAGACAAATATAAGAGGATTAGGCAGAGCTTACCAGATTAAGCTAGAGAGTATTGAAGGCTCTCAGTTTATCCTTGAAGGGCTTGTCTATGACCTTAAGAATGATGGGAGGATTTAATGCTTACTAAGACTCAAGGAGGAGTTGGAACAGTTGCTGGAGGTGCTACTGCTGGAGCTATAGTAGGATCTTATATAATGCCTGGCGTAGGAACTCTTGTAGGAGCTGCCGTAGGATCTGCTGTAGGAGGCATTGCAGGTTCTTTAGGAATAGGTAAAAGTGCTAAGAAGGCTGCTAAAAAAGCTACATGGATTCAACAGGAACGTGAACAGAATGCTGAGGATGCTTACTATCTACAGCTTATCAGAGAAGCTAGAATGGCTCGATCAGGCTCTTTAGCTGCATCAACTTCCTATGGTCTTGCTACAAGCTCTTTAGCTTCTTCAGCTCTGTCTAGTATTGGTAGTCAGTCTCAATATTCTATACAGTATACAGCAAATGATCAGAGACTTGTGAATCTATACAACTTCTATATGAAGAAAGCTGGTAAATATGCAAAGGCTGCTCAGACTACCCTAGCAACTGGGCAGATAGCTTCGATGGCTTTTGGCGTTGCTGGAGCCTTTGCAGGTGCTGGTGCTGCTGCTGGTAGTGCAGTTAATGCAGGAACAACCGTAGGAGCAACTGAAATAACACCTGCTATGGTAGAAGGATTTTCAAGCTATACTCCAGAAACTATAAACGCTTTGTATTCCTCATCATATGCTTCAGCACTTCAAAGTAACTTGATGAATGTAGGTATATGGAATGCAGTAGCTTCTCCAATCTATCAAGGTATTAACAGATACAATCAGATCTAAAGAGGATTAAATGAATTTTATAGACATTGTAACAGAATCTGCTAAGAAAGAAGAAAACTCTCTTATCGATTATATCACTGCCCCTGAAGCAGAGAACCCATATCTATCTGACAGCATGCAAGGCTTTGCAGAAGATACTGCAGAATCTTTGGGTCTACCAGAAGGATCTATCAAGACTAAAAAAGACTGGGAAGATCTGAACAAGGGAGAGGAAGCTCGTCTGCTTGAAGAGGAAGAAGGAATTGTAATGTCTAAAGCTGTTCAAGAAGCTATTAGAGATGGCTCTTCAAAGAAAACCTCAAAAGATATCTTAGGCCTTGCTGCTTTGTCTTCTAAAGGGATTCCTTATGCTGCTTCTATATCTGCAAATAAAGAGAACTTTGCAGAGTCTGATTTAAATAATCCAAAAAATCTTGCTACACCTTTAGAGGTTGCTGAAAAGCAGATGAGAGCTATTGGAAAGCACAAGGTACTTGAACAGGCTGTTGCAGAACTTGATGATGAAATCTCAAAGATGCCTAAATGGAGTCGTATTAAGAAGTGGACAGGAGACTTTATTACATCTTCCCCACTCCTTGACCCCATGACTGTTAACAATGCTATAAAGCTTTTAGGTCTTAAAGCAGATGTTGGAGATGTCTTTGATGGTAAAGACATCTATGAGAGTGTAAAGAGACTTGGAAAGAAAGCTACTGCAGCTACCTATAGAGAAGCTTTTATGGATTACATGAACTACATCCAAGGACGTGAAGATGTCTCTGAAGCGGACTATGCAAATATTATCAAAGACATAAGGAATATCTGGAATGAGAATGGAGTTAATCCTTATGTTCAAGAGTTACTGCTAAGGAATGCTTTAGACTTTTCTCCAGCTCTTGCAGATTTCAATGCTGCTCTTTTAGTTCCTACAGGTGTCACAACAGGTAGTTTATTGAAGAAAGCTGGAGTGTCTGCTGCTAATAGCTTATACTTATCTGCGGGTAAATACACAGCTCTTGCAGGCTTAGAAGCTGTTCAGTTCCCTTTCACAAATACAGTAGTCAACATTGCTTTTAAACCTATCGAGAGAGCTGCTGTAGCTTTAACGCCAGCATCAAAAGTGGCAAAGGTTATAGACAGAGCTGTACAGACTAATGATAGACAGGTAATTAAAGAATACGCTGAGAGACTCTTAGGAGCTCCAAAGAATAAAGACTTTGTAATCAAAGCTGCAGAAGAAGAAGGAGTCTTGAAGTACTTTGTAGATCCTGTTGCAGATGTTGTAGATAATGCTAAGAGATCTCCTGCAAATAGCAGAGAAGTCTTGATTGCAAAGATTGAGAACAGTTACAGAACAAGACTACAAGAGACTATCCAGCAAGCTCAAAAGATTGAGAATGTCACTACAGCACATGTTCAAAAGCTGGCTAAGTCTGTTATGGACACTTTAGATATGAACAACCTTATAGCTGCTGGAAGAGGTCGCTATGGAGAGAAGATTGTAGCTATAACAGACATGGACAGTGTCTTAAGATCTAAAGAAGGCGACTTGGTGTATGCTATTAAGCTTGTGAATGACAATGATCCTGTGAGTGCTTTCCAGTCTGTCATAAAGAATGGCAAAGATGTTGGCAGACAAAATGCTGAGAAGCTTGGAAGAGCTCTCGCTGATGCTGCGAAGGCATCTGGTACAGACTTTGGCATTGACAGCACAGTAGAATGGGTTAAGCTGTCTCAAGAGAATGGCTACTGGAGACCTACACTACTTGTGAATACTCGCAAGGGTGTTGGACAAATCTTTTACGATGCTTGGGAGAAAGCTGGTCTAATTAAACAGAAAGGGTACAGGCCTTTCTTATCAGGTCTTGCTACTGTTACTTCAAATCCGACACACATCAGAGCTCTTGATGTCTTGAGAGATGTAACAGCAGGTGTTATAAAGAAGACTGGAGAGGAAGCTATCAAATCTTTCAAAGCATTGCCTAAAGAATCTCAAAGATCTGTTCAAGCCTTGGTAGATTTATCTACAGACTATGGTGCTTGGTATGATCCTGAAACATTACTCGCTAAGGGCTATAATGAGAAAGAAGTACTAGCCTATACTAACTTCAAGCTTATGAATGATATGGATGAGTTTGTAAGAAATCAAGGAATGCGTAGAGAACTCATTATGAAGGGCGGTAAAAAGGTCTGGTTCAATGGAAAGCCTATTGATGGGGTTGTAAGACCTGTTCCAAGAATTCATACAGCTTCAGATTTAATCAGTGCTTTAAAGGATAAGAGAGTCTTAGTAGATACCATCGAAGGAACTCCTCATGCTTTAACAAACACTGACAAGATTAAGGATCTGTTCAATAAAGGGTATATCCTCATTGAGCCTTCGATTAGTCCTGACTCTACAGTGTCTGCTAGATCTTTCTACTATCTGTTGAATCCTCAAAGCACTAACATCAATGACTTAGGTGCTTTTGTAACAACATATGTAGCTGGTGGTAGAAGATTCTTCGGTAAGCATAACAGCTATGTCAAGCAGCTTGTGATGGGTACCACAGAGACAGGAAGAAGATCCATTATAGGTTCTCAGACATTCTTTACAGATCTGGATGGTCCTGGATTACAGAGAACTGCACAGATTATTGAAGAAGCTAGACAGCTCTGGATTAAGGGAGATAAGCAAGGCTGTACAAATCTCTTACAGTCTCAAGGATGGCAGAAAGCTCCTTTCAATGATGCTGATTCTTTCTTTGAATACTTCTCAGAAAGGGGAATGGACTTCGAAAACATTGACAATGCTCTTGTAGTTGTTAAAGATGGAGAAGTTATGCCGACCTATAGACAGCTAATAGGTAAGAGCAACGTAGATGATTTAGTAGGACTTGAAGAGATGGAACAGTTTGCTAAGAACTCCCTCTTCCAAGCCATTACAAACGAAGCAAAAGTTCAAAGGATGAAGAGAACTGGTAGAGAGCTCTTAACATGGGATCTTGAAAAGGCTCAGACAGTTGATTTTGAACACCAGATGAGATATCTTGTACAGGATATGGTTGAAAGTGGTGTGATGGGAGCCTATACAGACTATGTAGCAGATCACTTTGCAGCCACCTTTAGAAACGTTATTGAAGACTCTGGCAGTATGACTCATAGAGAGATGCTTATAAAGGGTACTCCTAAGACACGTGGTCTTAATGAATCTGACAAGAAGCTTGTTAAGCAGATGCTGACAGCTCAGAAGAACTATTCAGCTATTAGAGGAACTCCTACTGAAGTAGACAGAAAAGTCGCAGAAGCCTTCATAAACACTATGGAGTGGGTAGGAGATAAATTATCTTTTATAGCTCCTGGAGAAGTGAATAAAGTTCGTCATGGTGTAAGAGTTAAATGGGAAAGCTGGAAAGAAGACTTGAATCCTTTGTTATTCTTGAGAACCTGTGTAGCTCATAAGATGATGGGCTTCTTCAATGTTGGACAGTTCTTTAGACAAGCTGCTCAGGATATCTCTATAATCTTGATGGATAAGAATGCTTTAAGTCTTGGAGCAGAAGCTGCTAAGATTGAAGCAATTATGATTAGATCTGGTGGAGATCTTATCAAAGCTCAGAAGTTCGCAAAGGAAGCCTTTAAAGGAGACACAGAGCTTCTTAACAACGCTCTCAATATAATGGATATGGGCCTGTTCTCACACGGTACAGCTGGTGGTATGCTTGAATCTGGACAATCTGTAAAGGGCTTATTAAATGAAATCTCTTTTGCACCTTTCAACCTCGGTGAAATGCACCCAAGAATCTTATCAGGCTTAACAGCTTTAAAGACTAAAGGATTGTATGGTGTTAGAAAGAGCACTGAAGAGCTTCTTGATGCTTCAGTATACGGCAGATCACTCTATCAGAACATGGACAGCACTGGGCTGAGTAGATTGCAGTCCTCTCAAGTTGCTGCGACACTGTTGCAGTTCCAAACACCTACTTTCAGATGGATGGAGACTGTCTTGTTTGATAAGGCTTTGACACCATGGCAGAGAGCTAAGCTAGGTCTTGGAACAGCCTTGTTAGTTGGTGGTGAAGGCCTCATTGGTGTTGAAGGATACACAAGACTTTCTAACAATGTGTATAGAATCTTCTACGATGACAATACAGAAGACTTACCATCATTAAAAGATTCATCAGCTATCCTTGGAATGTTTAGAAGAGGAATCATCAATGAGTTCTTTAAAGACTTTACAGGTGGTATGAACTTAACAGCACCTCTTGAACCAAACCTTGATCAAACTGTAGATCTTGCAACGGGCCTTGTAAATATGGATCTGTCTAATGTGTCTTCAGTGCAACTCTTTAAGGATGTTATTGAAGGAGTTGGAGAGATCTATACAGGCGCTAAGAAGCTATTCAAAGGAACTGGAACAGAGGAAGATTTCAGACAGTTCTTGGAGAGATTCCCGAGACATCTGCCGAACGCTATATCAAGACCTTGGATGGCTTATAATATCTATAAGACTGGAGAGATCTTGAATACTAAAGGAGAGCTTCAAGAGAGAACCAATAGCATGGCCCAAGCAGTCTTAGATGCTTTAGGGTTTAAGAGGATGTCTACTAGAGAGATTTACAAAGCTATGGTGGAGAACAGGTATCGTAAAGATATTCTTCACAATCTTCAAGAGGAAATCTACAAAGCTCTTGTAAACTACAGCAGATATCCTTCTACGGAAAACTGGGATGCAGTAACAGTAGTCTTGGATAGTGCTAATGTGTATCCAACAGAGAAAGCCAGTGCTTATAAAGAAGCTTGGGATAGACTACCAGAAGCTTTCAAGGATAAATATACCTCATTACAATTCAGACAGCTAATGAATAGTGGAATGTCTGGTACGAACTTAATAAAATAAAGGAGAAAATATATGGCAGAAATAGTAAGAGATATTGTAAAGACTCAACAAGCTCAGACAGTCACACCAGACTACCAAGCACCTAATGGCTTTGGAGCTATCTTGGGTGGAGTAGCTGATTCCTTTGGTAATCTTATAAGTGGATTTGGTAAAGGTGGAAAAGGTGGTTCTGGCTCTGATAAGGACATTGCAGGGGCTTATGACTATGTGAGGCAGAATGTCAATCTTCTTGATAGCACTCCTACAAGTTCTTCAGAAAAGCAAAAGAGATATGATGATGTAGCTGTCAATGCTATGAGAATCTTTAAGGTAGATGAAAATGATATCAAGAATATCTATGAGATGACTGGTATGCAGAAGTATGGAGATGTCCCTAAAGCTCTTAGAAATCTTAATCTGGATATGGAGACTTTACAACAAAAGAATACGCTGTTAGTGGGATCTTATATAGCTCCTAATGCTTCTATAGATACTAAAATGCAACTAGGAGCTACAACAATGGCTCAGCTATCTCAAGTTGAAGTGTCTGTCCAAGGCCTTCGTTCAATGACTCCAGAGCAACAACAAGGAGTTCTTGAAAAGGGTCCTATCAAGACATCTTTGACAAATGCAATAGCTCTTATGTGGGCTGATCAATACAGTAGACCAGAGATGCAGAATATCCCTGAAGAGGCTGCTTTGATGTCTTTTAAAGACAACATGGTAAACTATTTAGCTTCTCAGAAAGTTGAGCCTAATATCGCAAGAGCCTTCGTAGATAATGCTACGTTAGCTCAACAGGTACAGATCTACGGAACAGAGTACTTAGAGAATAAGAAAGGTCTTGAGTTCTTAAGAGATAAAGCGAAGAAGTCTTATGATGTAACTAATCAGATTCAAGAGGCTGACATGCTTAATCAGTTCTTCGACATGACATTTACAGATGTTCCTCTAAACGCTATAGGAGTAAAAGGGTCTGGAACATTAACAGGGAGAGAACTGTACTTCTTGGTGGGCTCTAATGGATCTGAAGCTTCTGTTTCAGGCTTATTAAAAGCTTTGGATCCTGCAGCAGTTATGAAGATACTTCCTCAGCTTGTTTCTCAGACTAAGGATAGATGGACATGGCAACAGATGAAGCTTGTACTATCTGAACAGGGTGCTACAATGGCTTCAATTCTTTCAGATAACGAAGAAGCTAGTAAGAATGTTGCTGATGGTGTCTTAAAAGCTAACGAAGAGATGATTAAAGACTTTAATGCTCAGTCTCCTGAGAAGAAGAAAGCCACTAACAGCTATTGGTTACCTGCAGAACAACTCATTAAAGCTTTCACTCTTCCTACAGGAGCTTTACAGGATCCTAAGGTTGTAGATGTAGGTTACGATCAAAAGATGAAGGATGACATTAAGGAGAGCTTCTTTAGATCTGTTACAGCTGGTACAGATTCTGCTACAGTAGACCCCGGACTATTTGGTACATCTGCTGGAGGATTCTATCAGATAGCTGATGATGGATCTGTCCACTACTATGGTCTTGCTGGTAATAGATGGGAGAATATTGTTACACCTCTTAATGTTGCTGTAGCAGCTATGACAGACGTTGGTAAGAGAGCCGCAGTAGAACTGAAAGATCTTACAAACGCTGGTAAGTATGTCAGAGGCGGAGACATGGATGCTGTTAGAATGCGTGAAGGTATTCCAGTAGTTCAGAGAGGTCTTGAAATGCTTGAGAAGTCCTTTGGGTTTGACCGTAGAGAGCTCATAAAAGAGTTCAATGACTATCAAATCAGAAACAGCATTGGAGGTCAGAAAGCAAGATCTAATCAGATTCTATTAAGTTCTGGAGAATACGGAGCCTACAGAGATCTGTCTCAAACTAGGGAGATGTCTGATAGAGATGTTAAAATGGTGCAAGAACAGATCAAAGGAGGGTTACCTGATGCTGGCAAAGGGGCTCAATCTGCTGTAGAAACCTTTGTTGAACAACCCTTAGAGATGGTTGAAGCAGCTTCAGACTTTGCTACAACAGGAACTTTAGCTCTCTTTGGAGATGATAGAGTTGGCTGGGATGTAACAGCTAAACAAGATGGTAAAGATGTTAAAATGCGTGTAACAGTGGATACAGATGGCTTTAATGTCTTAAGAGAGGATAAGCCAGAAGTCAGGCATGTTCCTTCAAAGGACTTGACAGAAGCAGGAGCTAAAGAAATGCTGTTAAGTGTCTATGATATAGCTAACCCAGTCATGAAGGCTCTTAATGTGCAGACAGCAGCTCCTAAAGCACAAGGAGCAACTGTTACAAAGACATCAACAGGCTACTCTTTAGTGCTTCCAGATGGAACTAGACAAGGTAACTACAAGACACCTGCTGAAGCTTTCAGAGCTTCAGTTAAACCTGTCTCATCCTCTAGAGAACTTCCTGCTAATGTCTCAAGGTTTGAGTACGCTGGTAATTATGATTTAGGAGACAGGCAAGTTGTAAAAAACTCTGATGGTACAATCTCAACAGAATACTCAATAGTCATTGAAGAAGATGGTGAGTATATTGTGATACCCACAGTAGTTGATGGGAAGATTGTTTCAGAGGAAGATGCTGTGGAGTTCTATCATAGGACTGGACTAAACCACGGAAAGTACAAAACTGAAAAAGAAGCAGTCAAAGCTTCAAAAGAAATCTCTAAGATACAAGCACAGAGATATTTAAAAGACTAATAAGAAAGCCCCTCGTAAGAGGGGCATCTTTGTATCTGTAAAGATCTAAGCAGACTCTATCAAAGCCTTATTCTCAGCAGCTCTTTTAGGAACCTGTTGAGCATATTTAGAATCCATCATCTCTCTTGCAGCTTCTTTCCAGTTACCTGCTTTAAGATACTCAATGGTCTTTTTAAACCCACAGAATCTGGTAAGACCTAACTGAAACATCATGTCTATCAGAGCAAGCTGTACATTATCTGGGAAGGTTTTCCAGTCTTCTCCAAAGACTCTGTACAGATCTGAGCAAGCTAGTCTCGTGTCATTAGCAAAGAGAAGTAAAGCTTCCTCTTCAGTAATCCCACGATCGTCTAGGTTTCTGCCAATACCTATGGAAAGCTTGTGAGCTGTACAGTAATAGGGCTTTAAAGACAATCCTTCATGCCCTTGAATATAACTAGCTGCTGTATCATTATTTAGCATCTCTTAATTCTCCTGCACAGGCTGCATAGCCTGCAATATCTATATAATTATCAGCGTATCCTGCATCACCCTTGGACCTAGCAACCTTGAGAAGCACCATAAGCATTGCAACGTCTGAGGGAGAAATGTGTATACCAAGATAAGACCCCCAAAGACCTGCAATAGTGGAAAAGCTGTCCTCTGGAGAGCCATACGTTGTCTGTCTAGCACCTGTTACAATCTCCTCTGCCTTCTGTAGTACTTCTTCACGCTTCATGCAGCCTCCTCACGGCTACAAGGACAGGCTTTGTCCTCTGTAAACCACACACGTTCTCTGAATTCACTCTGTTTGCCCTTGTTAAAGTGTGATACAGGTCTGAAGTAGCCCATAACCCTTGTCCAGCACTCTACAGGTTGTCTTTGATCTTGGTTTGCTTGTAAGATTTCTTTGTCTGTCATTGTAAATTCCCCTTATAAATTGTTCATTAACGTTTATAAACTGATCGTGGTAGAGGTCCTTCAGAGTTCTTATAGGCTTTACAGGAACCTTATTCAGTTTGTCAATGGCTATCTTAACGATGTCCATGCAGTTCTCCTGCACCCTTAATAACTCCTCATAGTCCTTGCTCATCAGTCTCTTTCAACCAGTTTGCTATCAAAAGAGCCTCTGCTCTACCATCTTTAGAGTACTTTAGAAGCTCTGCAGCCTGAGGGAATAACTCCCTAGCTTTATCTACAGACTTTCTTTTGTACTCTGTCTTGGTCTCGTTAGGCTCCTTCTTTAGCCCGTAATATTTCTTCCAACGCTGTGGACTAACCATTACAGGGCTACTATTATAGCACATTATTAGCATTTTTGCAAGTAAAAAGTTCTCTCCATATGTAAAAGATGCTATGCAGGACTGTCCAGGCAATGGGTGCACCTGCTCAATAGCTGCTCTACACTCAAAAGCTGGAGAGGACTTCCTAATAATTTCAATAGCTTCCTCAATACTGGGCATATCATCTATAATAACCTTGTCACCTTGAAGGATTGCTATAGCTCCTTTTGCGCCAGGATCCGCACCTAAATAAACCTTATCAGTCAAGATCAAAGTCTCCTTTATGTTTTAGAATAGGATCCCTCAAGTAATAACTCAAGAGATCCTCTACAGATACCCCTATAATAACCAGTATGTCTTCTATACTGTAGCAGTCAGCAAGCTTTGTAAAGAATGCAAACTCCTCTCCCATTTCATTAACCTCCTAAGTATTCTCTAAAGCTGTAATGGTACCAGTCAGATTCTGTATCGATTGTCAAGCATAGATAACCCCTATCCCATTTCTTAGAGCCCTGTATGGTCCAATCAGGATGATTGAGAGTACTGCAAGGCATCTTGATAGCAAAGTACTTCCAGCCTTTTGAGTCTCTCTGCTCAGTGATTGAACGAACATGTGAGTGGCCTGAGATAGATCTCATCATGGTATTCTGAAGGATCTGTGAAGCTGTAGTACAGGCTTGTCCAGATATACCGTTGTCTATTGTATGACTGAACATGATATCTTCCAAGACAATGTAATCCCTGTGCTGTACTACGATAGCTCCTTCAGCCTTTAGCATAGGCGTAAGAGCATCTGTGACATAGGAGTCGTGGTTACCTAGACAGAAGACTATGGTAGGCTTGTACAGCTTCTTCTTATCTCTCCTCTGCCTTGCTTGAATCCTTTTAACTGGCCCAAAGATGTATGAGTCTAAGTAGTTCATAACTACAGTTAGCTCATCAGCAACTGAGAAGAGGCCACGATCTTTAACAAGCCTGTTCTGACTAGCAAACTCTCCAACATCTCCAGTGCATACAATGTAATCAGGTTTACTTTTTGTAATTACTTGAGAGATCTCTTTGAGGATTGCTGTATTATAATCCTTTGGGGTTATATGTAGGTCTGAAAAGACAATGAACCTCTTCTTCATGAGCATTAGCCCTCCGAAGCCTTTTTAGCTTGTTCAGCTTTCATCATTTCTTCGTACTGCTTGCGTTGTTCTTCAGCTTGAGCAGCTTTACGAGCTTCTGATTCAGTGATCAGTTCTCCAATAGCTGCTAAGATATCTTCTACCTTTTCAGTAACTGTAAAGTACAAGCCATCTACCAAAGCAATTTCAGTACCTGCTGAGGTCTGTTGAATTCCTAAGATAGCATTAGGGCTCAACAGGATCGGTAAGTCTTCTTCACTATGTAACAAGACTTTATCGTTGCACCAAGCATTCCAATTATTTAACTTTTCCATCTTTTGTAATCTCCTTTATTTTCTCTGATGGTTCCTTCACTATCTTTGTAAAGTATTCAGGCCCTGTCTTGTACTTGAACACTCTTAAGTTATCCCAGCATTTGTCTCTAAAGACACAGTACTTGCAATCTGTAGGAAGCTTCATGTTGCCAGACTTTCCAGCAGGTACAGGTTCTGCACATGGTGGTAGGTCTTTGAAGTTCTTTGTACAGATAGCCTCCCGAGCTGCTTTGATAACCTCATGGGGATCTGGGAGATCAAAATCAGCATCGGGAGTGTACAAGCACAGGTCTCCTGAGACTTTATCAAAGGCTAAGAAGTGAGCATGATCGTTTTGTAAGCACTCCTTGTAACCACTGATCTGTGCTAGGTATCCAAAGGGGTCACATGAAGGAAGTGTGCCACCTATGAATTTCTTATAAGACTGTGGAGAGCAACTCTTGACATCTACAAGGTGTCCATCAATGACTGCATCAATGTGCCCTTTAACTTTATCAAGCTCGACAGACTTCTGTTGATCTTCCACAGAATGTCCAGCGAGCTTTGCCAACCACAGTATAACAGCTTCTAAGATATCGCCGTATAGGAACCTTAAACGTTGCTTACCAGTGGGCTTGGTAGGATTTTCTATTTCCATTTTAAGCTTACGTCTAGGGTGCCCTATACAGCTCATTGACAGTGCTGGTCTGCGAAAGGTGGAGAGCTTTTCACAGATAACTTGAGAAAGGACTAAGGCAAGTTCTGCAGACTGCTCAGGTGTAACAGCCGTGTAGCTCTCCAGAAATTTGTAGATGTCCTTTACCAGACTGTCTATCTTCTTACTCATCGTCTTCTAAATCACCTAAAGATTGTTCAGCCGATGTAGTGTCTTCATCATCTAAGTCAGTTGTATCAGCTTTGCTAACATATTCTTTGAAGTCTTTGACCTTGATAGCTCCAATACCTGCAAAGGTCATACCACGAGATTGATACAGGTTGATACGAACATTCGCTACAGTACCATTGCCAAGTTTTTTGAGCATATCTGGAGAGTAAGCCATACCATTCTTATCAACCACGATAGGCTTTACAGAGGACTTCAGAGTAACTGTCAAGTCTCCATCTTTATCTGTCTTGATCTTCTGACGAGCATTGATAGCTCCTTTGACCTGCTCAGCCTGTTCAGCTGTCAAGACTACAGAGACTTCATACTTTCCTGAAGCATAATCTCCTTGAGTGTTAGGTTCAGCTAAGTGAGCCCATTTAAGTTTAACATTTTTTACTACGATA